ACTAATCTTGCTTGTTCTGCACTTAATCCTGCACTTTGGAAAGTAGCTGTATTACCGAAACCAAAGTTTCTAGTTGCACCAGAACCAAGATTTTGGAAAAACCCACCTATTCCTGGTTGCCCAGTAGCCATTGGCGTCCAATTAGATGATTTAAAAAATGCACCTATTCCTTGTTGTCTTGCTGCTTCTGTTGCTCCACTTAATCCTGCACCTTGTAGTGCATTACTTGCACCATAAGCAATCGCCATGTTTCTTAATATGTTTTCTTTTGGCATTGCCGAAGTTTTTGTTCCTACCCCAGCTCCGATTGATGCACCCATTGGTCCACCTATCATATACCCTACTGTTGCTCCTATAATTGGACCAGCTTTTTTAACAGTTTTTCTTACGCTTTTCCATGTCTTTTTTAACCATCCTGCTTCATATAATCCTGTTTCTGGGTTAACAGACATAATACCAGAACCAACAACATATTGTTCCATCGGAATATCTTCGTTTTCAAAAGCTAGTTGTAGATCTTTCTTAAGTCCAGGATTCTTGGCTAGAATCTCTTCAGGAATAATAGTTTCGCCTGTAGTTGTATGTGTTAGGTTTGTGTCGCCGTTGCGTCCTTGAGCAGCTAAATATTCAGCAACTCCTGTTATACCTTGTCTTGGACTTTGTTCTCTAACCACTACGAAATTAAACCTCTCTTGTGCGTACTGTTATTATTAAGCAGGTTAATTGCTCCACCAGAGAAGCTGCAGTTATACACTGATACATACAATCATATATAAAAATTCTGGAATAAGAAATAGTAATAATTAATTTAATAAACTCCTTTACTTTTAAAGTAAATGAGTATATGATGGGTGTATAAGTAATTAAGAAAGGAGAATAACTTATGAACAAAAGTATTGAGCATTTCGCTAAACGATTAATTGACGAAGACGGCAACGACATGGTAAGTTGGGAAAACTGTTACTCAGACTATGGTGTTTTTGGAGAAGGTACAGTTTCACACTGGCTTGTATTAAAATCTGAATATGAGTGGCAATCAACAGGAACTTCCTGTTTACATGAACAACTTAGAGATATATGTAATCTTATTAAAGATGACAAAATATATAAACTTCATACAGCTGCAGGTTTAGCTGTTGTAGGAGACTATATACTTGGTGAGGATGGTAAACCTAAAAACTTTAACCCCTTCTCTAACGGTACTTACAGGAGAAGAAAATGAGAGATAGGCAACGACAAAAGGTTTACGACTGGGAAAACAAATCTAGTTGGAGTGGTAAATGCAAAGATGAACTTAACGAACAACAATGTTTGTTTATTATAAATAGTCTAAACAAAATATATAAAGGTATGCGTGTTTACACTACATTTGTAAACGGTGAAAGAAGAAACGCAACTTGTGGTAATCGTGTCACTAGCCATGAAATAAAACTACCTAGACAATGGGCACTATGTTGGTCAGTTGTTTTACACGAATATGCCCATGCTATATCCGACGACAGGAAGTATAAAGAACGAACTAACCGAGCTATAGAACCACACGGTAAAGAGTTCGTAACAGCGTTCTGCGTGTTGTTACATAAGTTTCATCCTGAACACCCTAGTTATAAAGAACTAAGTCAAAGTTTACGAGAGGCAAATGTAGATTTTGAGCATATGGAAAGTTCTAAGTTCCACAAACAGATAGGTAGAAAAACTATCAAGCTAACTAAAGCTAAGGAAGATAAAAATTATGACTTTAATACAAGTCTACTTAAACTTAGTCCAGAAGGTAAACGAAGACTTTCTGCTGGCGATGGTTTCTATCAACCTAAAACTAAAATGAACAGAGTTCTTTGTGTTCTAGATTACTCTATTATTTTTATACACAAGGATAGACCTATAACCTATAAAAAACTCGAGGCCAGTTTTAATAGATTACCTTATTTTAGCGATCACTATAATAAACTAATACATAGAGTTATAGATAAACACGGTAAGTTAGAACCTAGTTTAGTTAAGTATATGATTAAACAAGGTCTAATCGTAGCTACTTCTACTCAAAACAAGGGGTAGTTTACCCTTAACTCATTATCAAAAACTCCCTGGTGACGATCTGGGGAGTTAGTTTTTAGACTTTAACCCCAAACTTTAACCTTTTTACCACCCCAGTACTCCACAGCGTGTCCTTCTGTTATTAACATAGCACAGATATCTTCACCATCTATAGTATGCGGAATACCTAATATCCTGCCATACTTACCTTTACCCAGAGACTGTACTTGTAGTTCTTTACCACAAAGTTCTATAAGTCTATCTTTTGCTTTTAGTCCTAGTGCTTTTTCGGCAAGGTTTCTAGTTCTGCTTTCTGGTGTATCTATACCTGCTAATCGTACTCGTTGTTTAGTAAGAACTATGTCAAAACCGAGATCGATATTTACATCAATCGTATCTCCGTCAATAACTCTATCTAATGTGCAGTTGTAATAAAATGGTTTAGGCATATCGTGTTAACTCAATTGTAATATCTCCATTAGTTTTTACTGAAACATGACCAAGTAGTGCTTGAGCTTCATAACCTAATGGATTCGTGGGTGTACCTATGTCAATCCAATAAGTTCCTGTATAAACTTGTAACACACCAATAGATGTGTTCCAAATCAAACTTCCTGGATCAAAATAGAGTGTGTTTCTTTCAGAAGTTGTTATCTGTCGTGTGTTGTCTGGATTAAACTGACCTAAATTAAGTTCTAATACTCGAACTAATCTATTGTATGTGTCAGATTCTACTTGGGGAGAAAAACTAATGGGTAAACGAGTAGGGAGTAGTTTACTCATCGTCTTCCGTCAGATCTTACATCCATTCTTGTGGCACCTAAACGCCAACCTACATTGTTATTACCTGCACTAGATGCGTCATCATCAGACTCTAGTCGTAATGTTACTTGTCTTGCTCTAGCTCGCACATCTGCTTTAGAAGTGCTAGCAGCAATCTGGGTTGTACTAGCTGTAGTTAGGGTGTCTCCTGGAAAATCTCTAGTTTTTAACACTATGTTAACTTTACCAGCATCACTGTTACTTAAAAACTTAATATCAGGAATAATTCTATTTACAAACGCAAAACTTTCTCCGTCACCTATGTCAAAATCACTGCTTTCTATAAACACATTAGTCATAGGATTACCATCGTTATCATAACCAAACTCTTGTTCGTATAAATAATTCCCTGTAGTTGCTCTAGGATAGTTTTCTACACCAGAATCTAACCATGCTGTTCTATTGAGTTGACCTATAGTCCACACCTGTTCTGCATAGTTGTAAACCACATAACGGTCTATATCGTCAGAACTAGCTGAAGGGTAAAACCAACCTACTTCGTTAAACTCACTGTTGTTGTATGCAAAAACTTTAAAAGCTTGAGCTGTGTTAAAATCATCAAACACATAGCTAAGAACACTACAGGATAATTTTTGTACTGCTCCGTTATATACATAAAAACTATCATAACCCATCCAGTAAACTCCACTAGAACTACTTATAGCACCTTTAGGACTTATAAGACCACTACCATCGTTGATTAAATTTAATCCAAATGTGTAAGGTGGACCAATAAATTGCATAGAGTACAACGCTGTATCTGTCCAAACTAACACTTCTTGTCTAGCTTTCAACCCACCAATTATTTGACTGCCTTCGGAAAGTCTTAAACTACCTGCTGTGTTAGTTGTAAGAGGTTCAAACTCTAAAGGGTTTTCTTGATCGCTAAACGCTATAAGCATAGGATCTACAGTACCTGTTCTTGAACTTCCTACTATTGCATCTGATCCTAAAACTATTACATGTCTGTCCGTTTCACTAACTAAAACTTGTAAACCGACTGTTGGTACTAAGTTTGCTCCACTTTGTGTTGATAAGTTATTAGCTCTTGTTGTTATTCCATTAGTAGCATCCCAATAATAGACTCCACCACCTCTTGGGTTAATAATTAAGTCTTCGCCAAAGTTATCGTGTGACCAAAGTCTAAGTTGGTTACCTAAAGTTAAAGCAGTTGTACTTCCCCATGTACTGTCTCCCCAGAGACCTACACCCCAACCTGTTGATTGCACATAAATATCTAAACCTGTAGTGACTTGATACGCTCCTACTGTACTGCTGCCACCATTACCACTATCCCCTGCTGCTGCCAAAACTGTGTCCCCACTTGTGTCTTTAGCTTCGATTGTGTATGAATTAGCATTAACAATAGTTGCTATTTCGTATTCTTGGTTTAATACAGCAGCGACAATATTTCCACCTAAACTAGCTGCACCACTATAGGTAACAAAATCACCAACTACTGCTCCATGTGCTGTGTCACTAACCGTAAGTGTAGCATCCCCATTACCTACTTTAGCAAAAGTTACATCACCTGCACCTGTTGTTGAGCGTACAGGTGTGATATCAGCAAATGTTGTCCCTTCTTCAATATAGTATTTTTTGTTTGTGCCTAACCCTAAAAGTTTTGTACCTGCTAATGTAAGCCAACCGTGTAGAGCTCTACATGTACCTAAGAAAGTATTAAGATTATCTTTTTGCCACCCACCTATTTTTTGTGGTCGACCTGCTTTGAATCTAACTAAGTTAGCATCAAACCACCCACCTTCGTTATCATAGTCTGTACCTTCCCTCATTATTCCAGGTTTAAATACAAACTTACTTAATGGCATACTACACTCCTGTCCAGTCTTTACCTTCAAACAACAAAGCTTCTGCTTCTCTTCTTCGTTTTAATCCTTCTAAAACTTTTCCACCTGCTTTGTTCCAGCGTTTTATTTGTGTAGGGATTTCTTCATAGTTTTCTGCGTTTAAAAATTTAAGCATTGTGCTTGATTTTAAGTTTGTTGGACCAAGATTGTATGTCCAAGACACTAACGCATCGTACATACATTGTTTTAAAGGTACTTCTACTGCATTTTCTACATGACTACAATACTCTAACAGCTCATGCATTAGCATAGAATCAGCTTCTTCTTTAGTTATAGTGTCACCTTTTTTAACACCTTTTGTGTGTCCATAACCGATTGTCCACACATCAACAGCATCTTGGTATGCTGTGAGTTCACAACCTTCAAATTTTTTAATTAAAGCTATGCCTTCTTTTGATATATTCATTCAGTTTCCTCAGAAGTTGTTACTTTCCTATAGTATACTACTACATCTTTCAATTCAACAATATAGCGTTTAATTTCTTGCATATTATAAGCCATGACTTCGTAATCAGGTATAGTCATAGCCAAGAACACCAACTCACCCTCTTGTTGCTCTATTCTTGCCAATTGATCTTCCCAGTTATCGGGTGTGACAGCTATCCACTGTAATTCCTTAAGATCTATCTCTCTAGGCATGATTGGTTGCACAATCTTTTTCTCTAAAGGTTTGGCAGTTACTTGTATCTGTTTAGTTGGAAGTAGGCTGCAACTGCAAGCCACTATCAAGACCATCAATAGTGCTACTGATTTGCTCGATGTTTTCCATGATATGTTTTGTACCATTATTTATTTTCCTTTCCATTTCAACTGGGTCAGCAAGTATTTTAGATGCTAACTCATAATTTTGTATAAACTGTGTGTATCTGTTTAACTCTCTTTGTGCTTTTTGACTTTTTACACTAAGTTCTTGTAGTTGTTGTGTTTGCAACTCAAAGTCTGCTTGAATAGACTTTATTGCTTCTTCTTGTGTAGCTACTGCGTTTTCTAACTGTGAATTGTTTGCAACTAAGATCTGGTTTTGACTATAGAAATAATAAGTGACTAACGATAACACAAGTATAACACCTATTAAAATTTTGCTCATTACAAAACAACGCTAGTCAACACAGCAATTAACACTGCTCCTATAAAACCGAATACACTAAAAGTTGCTGTCTTGATCGTTGAGTTAATGTTTGTAATTTCTTGTTTTATGTCTGAAAACTCATTAAATGCAGTTTTCCATCTTTCTGCACACTGTATCTCGTGTTTAGCTAAGTCGTTTGCGACATCGTTTGCTGTTGCTTTTTTAGTAGTCATCCGTTTAAAGGGTTGTCGTTTTTATTTTCTAATTTAGTTAAGTTGCTATCGAGACTTTCTAAATCGGCTTTAATTGTAGCTATGTCAGTTTTAATTTCTGTAACATCAGGAACATCTATACTGTCAATACTTTTTTCCAAGAACTGTACAGATGTTTCTATAGCAGCAAAGCGTTCTTCTATTACTTGCTGAGCTGACTCAGTATCTCCTATGCCACCTATTTTAGCTTCTAGGTTAGTTATGCGATTAACATAAGTAGCACCTGTGTAACCAAACCCTGCTAGTGTTGATACTATACCAACTAACGCAATTATTTGTGTTGTTTTATTCTGTAACCAGTCCATATTATTCTCCTAATGTAAAACGATATTTTCTGTTTCATTGTCAAAAATATCGTCAATATCTATAACTTCTTTAAGTACACCTATAACAACTAAATCTTTTTGTATGTTGTGTGCCTTAATAGTGGCTTCAATTATGTCTTCAGCTACAATATTCGGACCAGCATACACTTTTTTATCTATGTACATTTCAGTCAAGTATATATTCATAAATTTGGTTGTTGCTCTATTATATTACTCATTTTAGTAATATTACTACTTGCTAACCCATAAAACGCTTCTGTGTTATCTGCAAGAGTGTCCGTATAGATAGTTCTTGACTCATACCATTGTGATTGATCCAACATAACAACTTTTTGATAACTGTTAAATCCTGGTACAAACCCCATATATGCTATAACAGTGTCTTCCGAACCATACTCACCTGTTTCTTCTTGTTGAGCTTCTGCTTCTTCTTGTGCTGTTTGTAAATTCTGTGCTATTAGATCCTCTACTGTGGAATCTGTGTCTGATGAGGTATCCATAGAATTTATTGAAGTATCTATCTGATCTTGTACTGTAGCTGATGTTGTGACAGAAACAACGGAAGTGTTTACATCTGTTGTTTCTACAGAACTTGTAATTGTAGAACCAGATACTGACATAGAACTCATGTCTAAAACTTGGTTTGTTTGTACTGTAGCTGAAGCAAACTGATCAGACATACTCGGAGAACTGGTGGTGCTTATTCCTGCGTTACCTGAAGAAGCTCCCGTAGAACTCATATTAACACTGTTACCAGATGCAGTGCTTGTCCCATTGGAATGTACACTATTGCCTGCGTTCGTACCACTTACGCTCTGTGTAGCTGTAGCTATCGTAGAAGAAACAACTCGTAAAGCTATATCCCTACTGATAGAACTTTTACCTGTAGCTTCTTCTCTTTCCGCAGTTTGAAACTCTTCCTCAAAAACTTCTTCAAACTCCTCTACGACTTCTTCTCTTTCGATTCTTTCTTCCTCTACCTCAGCTTCTGCTAATCTTTCTTCTATAGCTTCGAATACTTCTTCTACAGCTTCCTCTTCAAATATTTCTTCTATAAACTCTTCCTCAGGTTCATCTAAATCTGCAAGTTCTTCTCTTTCTTCACTATGTTCTCTTGTTTCTTCTTCAAACCATTCTTCTAGTTCTTCTACACTATTAAATTCAATAAATGTTTCTGGTTCACTATAATCTTCTACTAAAAATGTTTCTTGGAATATAAACTCATCTATTAATACTTCGTCTTGATGGAAAGGTTCATCGTGGCGTGGCATAAAATCATCTATAAAAGGTAGAGGATCAGGATCATAAAAAACAATAAACTCTTCTATAAATGGATCTTCAAAATAATCGTTAGGGTTATCTCCAAACTCCTCAAAAGGTGGAAACATTTCTTCTTCATATATCTCTATACTTTCTACTGGATCCTCAAAACCTAAGTTGTCGGGATGCTGTTGCTGATCATCAGTGAATATACCTGTGGCAAATTGTTCTTGCTCATCTATAAAACCATAGTCAACATTATCGTCATCAAAGAAAGCTACTGATTCTTCTTGCCTATAGCCTTGACAAAAAGGTGCATATTGTGGATCATCAGCACATTGTTGATCATCATAAGCCTCCCAATAGTTAGGACATGATTCACTATGTAGCTGTGTGATATTACATTGTTGTGTCAAGTATGCATCTGCATAACCTGAACAACTGCTATCGTTAAGAGGGTTGCTACAATCAACACCATTACCACTACCTGAACCATATAAAGATCCACCGTTCTCTAATGTTGTATTCATCGTTATATTATTCCAATTAGTATTTACACAAATAGAACCGTTAGTTGTACCTGTATTACATTCATCATGATAATAATATGTGTAAGAATTAGTTTTATTCGCTCCTACTTCGCCTATAAGAACATCATGATTAATGATATTTAATGCTCCATAGCGTATGTCGAAAGAGTTGTTGTTCCAAAGTATTATCTCAAGACTATTGTCTGTATTACTTCTATTGTACTCTCGTAAATTGTACCAACCGAAAATCATTTTACTTGAGTCACCCCAAGACTTCATGCGAGAGTTGTTATCTCTTATGAGATCAGTCCAAAAAGCGTATATGGTGTAAGTGTGTTGTCCGTTAATAGGGTCAGGAGTATAGTCATTACAATAGCTACCACTATTACCAAAATGCAGACATCCATTTGTTGCCATTCTTGCTTGTGTAAATGTAGAGCCATAAAAAGTAAAATTAAAAGAAAGATCAATTGCAGGACTAATACCATCGTCAGATACCTCGTACGCTAATTCACCGTTAAAGTTATTAGCATTAGCATTAAGGTCATAAAGGTTTTGATTAGCTTCGTATGTATACTGTCCCAATACATTAAAACTTAATAAACACCCTAATGCGTAGAATAAAACTCTTTTTTGCATTGTTTAGCTGTTTTAGTTTTTCGTGTATAAGTTTTTTTAACTAAACCCACAACATCTCTATTTATTTTGGCTCTGTTTGGATTAACTTCGTGAGTACATTGAGCAATGTATTCTTCTAAAGCATCATCTTTATCAGGTCTTTTTTGTGGGTTATTTTCCCAAGCAACTGTTGCTTCTTTTCCTATTTTACCGTTGTATGGACAAGGAGTACCTGCCATCGACATAGCTTTAAATACTCTTTCATCTTGACAAAGTAGTGCAACCGATGCTACTTTCATTCCCATATCATACAAATATTTAGATAGTTTCAACCTTTCACAGTTTTCATCAACAATAGTTTTACCACCTGATAGACCAAATACTTGACCCTGGAACGCTCCAGAGACTCCTGTGGTACACAAATCTTGAGAATACGACATAATACTCGGTGCAATAGCAGAAGCAGGTGGTGCCTCACTTTTTACATTTTGATTTATGGTTTGAGTAGAGTTGGACTCATTGATGTTTCTATTAGTGTTATTAGACCGTGTGTTGTTATTATTGGTGTTAGTATTATCAGTAGTAACATTAGAATCCGAAGTAGATTGATTGACATTGGTGTTTGTGTTTGTGTTGTTAGATGTTGAGTTGGAAGTATTGGTGTTATTAACATTTTGATTTACTGTTGAGTTAACAGTAGATGTAGATGTTGAAGTGTTGTTATTGTTGTTCGTGTTTGTATTGTTAGAAGTGCTAGTAGCAGTAGAAGTGTTTACATTGTTATTCGTGTTGGTGTTGACATTCGTGTTGTTGTTCGTGTTTGTTCCAGTTGTGGTAGTTGTGTTTGTGTTAACATTTGTGTTGTTGTTTGTGTTAGTGTTAGTGTTGGTGTTGGTGTTAGTGTTCA